ATTCGCGATCTAATCCGACGGCATTTAATCCGATTGAATTATCTTTTAAAATCGCAAAAAGGCCCGTTTCAATATCGCCAAAATGTTGAATCGAAACGTCGAAAATATCCTGGCCGCTTTTTATTGTATATTCCATAATTAAATATTTTTTCGATTTGCGTCGATGTTAATTTCTAATTTTGTCGCATTATCAACCAAAACAGAAACGACATTATAATTATCACTTTCAAGGTTTAAACGTATTTTTTGACTTAATTCAACTGTGTTTACCGATCCGTTAATCGATCGCGCTATTCCTACGCCTAACATTGGCCATTGTCTAAATTGGCCTAAGTCTGTTAAAAGAATGTGGTCCACGTGCTGCGAATCCGATTCGCCGAAGAATATATCGCCGTTCGAAATAGAAATATCGCCTTCGGCGTCCAAAATAATATCTTTAAAAATTGCCATTTTATCAATGTTTTATTTTTGTGTTTTCAAGATCATTCACCACCGTATTAAGCAACGGCGTAACCGAAGCGAAAAACGGCGCCATTGGAAACGCTCCGGCCGGCGCCAACGTCACGACTTGCGATTGACATGCTGAAATTAGCGAATTTAATTTGTTTTCCAAAGCGTTTATTTTATTGACTAAAGGATCAATTTTCACTATTCCGTTATTGGTCCCGTCGTTGAACGTTATTTCGTCGCAATTTATAAGGACCTTCGCAATTTCTGAAAAGGTCGAAACGTACCCGGTTTTGTTATTTAAAAACGTCACAATAACAACGGATCCGACCGAAGGAATTAAGCAAAATCCCGTCGTTAAATTAAATTCACTTTGAAGACGAACGCCGAAGATTTCCGCGTCGCCATTCAACGGTTTAACGTCGACACTTCGTTCCGTTTCGTCGCATTCCGAAACGGTACAAACAATCGAATAATTTTCGACCGTCGGATCTTTTGCGATTGTCTGTAATAATTGTTTTATATTTTCCATTATTCGAAGTTTTTAACGTCGTTTTGTTGGTAGTCGGTCCCGACGATCGCCTTCCGCCCTAACTCGATATTTTGACGGAATCCATTTTGACCGAATGAAGTATTAGACGAATCGACGAAGTAAAATCCGTTTTGCTCCGGAAATTTTAACGATCGTAATTGAATGACGTCGCCGTGACTGATTTTTTTATCGCCAAATGTAACGAAGGAACCGCGAAACCCGGTAAACTTGTATTTCGGAACTTCACGCGTCGCAATGTCGCGCAATTGCTTTTCTGTTAAATTGTAATAGTGGCCGGTCCTAGCTTCGCCGTCAACGTCGCCGACTTCGATTTCGATCTTCGAATTGTCCGGCATCATTGAAATAGCTTTTAACTTTATTTTAATGTCCGATTCGTTTTTCCATTCTAAAGAATGATCGACGACATTTCGTTCAAATGTTATATTAAAAACCTTCGTAAATTTCGGAACATAAGTAAGGCCGCAATAAAGCGTTTTTCCTTTAAAGAACGATTCCAAAGAATATGTTTTTTTGAGTTCTTCTAATACATTAACCGGCGTTACGTTCGTCATTCTAAACGATCCGATTTCCGCGTTTGAATCGTTTTTGTCGAAATCGACGCCTTTTATTATATCGGTTAATAAAGTGTTGACGTTTACGGATTTATAGCTTTTCGTTATCGAATATTGTTTCAATTTCCACATTTCATTCTCGCAATGAATAACGACCGGCGTCGATAAAGATAAACGATCGACATATCCTTCGAAATACGTCGTTAATTCCGGATAATAACCTAATTCAACCTTAACAACGTCGCCACGCTTAAAAATCGACCTTTCGCCAATGAAAACACTTTCGTCGCCTTTTGTGATCTTCTTCGGCAAAGTGATCGAACAATTATCCGTTAATTCCTTCCAGGTCGAAGTGATTTCAACTTCGTTGACGAAATTAAAAACATTTTCGCCTATTGTTATTTTAGAATGTAATCTTTTCAAAATTCATCTGTTTGAAGTTCTACCGGCGTATCTGAAAGCAAAGAAATCGAAAATTCTTGTGTATTGCGAAACCCTTCCATTTGCGAAAAATCATAACTTTCGACGACTGATTCATGAATCCCAAAAAACGACAAAAATTCCGATATTATTTTAATCGAAACCGGCGAATTTAATATCTGAATTAATTCGTTCACTTCGTCGGCCGGATAATCGTTATTTTGCGAAACGATTTTCCCTTCGATCGAAATGCTATAATCGCCCATCGAAATGTATTCTTTGACAGTTCCGTCGCGGCCTTGGATCGGCGTCGTCACAATATTTTTACTTTGCGAAACAGAAAATAAAACGGTATCTATAACAATACCTTTTTTAATCTCAATTCGTTCGCCGGCTAATGTTTCATAATTAAACGGTTTAATTTCTAAATTAGAAAAAACGGCCGCACCTAAATACGATGTTTTTATAGGTTTATCTTTATCCGTTGAAGACGCGACGAAAGGCTTCGTTTTTACGAATCCTATGATCGTTCCTTTTGCGTCGATCTTATTAAATACTTTCTTCATTTTTACGTCGTTTGTACGTTATTAACAACACCCAACAAAAGTTTAGATACTTCGTCTTTAATTATATTTTTAATGTCGCTTAAATCTTTTACTTGCGTAAACGATTGTTCTTTTATCAAAGATCCGATATTGATATTAAATGTCTTCGGCGCGCCGTTCTGAATTTCCGAAAGGCCCGAAGAAATATTCGACGCTTTTTTCGCTTTTTTTAATTTCGAAACAGCTTCGATTTTTAATCCGCCGTCTACTGTTCTTTGTGTTTTTTGTATATTTTTGTTTGCCGGATTAAAATTTAACATCGTTCCGAATCCGTGAAGATTATCGTTTGCTAATATATTGTTTTTTGTTAAAAAACCAAGGCTTTTATTCATTTTTACATTCGGTGGCTCCTCTATTCCCGAAGCTTTTTTCAAATTTTTGATACCTTCGATCGCTGAATCAAAACCAAGGAAATCGGCAATTTTTTGAATAGGTGAAAGTATAGTATCTAATAAAACGCGGCCTAATGCTTTTAAACCACCCAAAAGGCCGCCCGTTGAAAATCCTTTTTTTACTTTGTCCCAACCATCATAAAGACGTTTAAAAAACGAGATAAGTAAACCGACCGGGCCTAATAACATCAAAAAGACTTGTCCCCATGATTCAAAATGATTAATTGCCAACATTACGCCGGCTACTAATAAAGCAATAGCGGCAATAACCAATCCGATAGGATTTAAAGTCATTGCTAAATTTAATAAAGTTTGCGCGATCGTCATTCCGGACGTTGCTAAAGCTGAAGCCCACATCGCTATTTTGAACGCTAAAAACGCCGCCGTCACAACTCCGACGATTATCGCAATATCTTTTAATAATTTACCATTCGAAATAATCATTGTTGCGAAATCTGCAAGCGCGCCCAAAACCGGAAGCAACGCTTCACCGATCGCGATACCAATCGTTTGAAGTTTACCTATCAATGTAGAAAAACGCCCGCCAACCGTTTGCGATTGTTTATCCATCATATTGTGATACATACCACCCGCGCCCGTCATATTTTCAAACGCTTGTTTAACAATGTTTGAAGTAATCGCGCCCGTTTCAGCTAGTTTATAGATTTCGCCTTTTGATTTGCCCGTCATTCTCGCGAGTTCTTGCATCAAAGGAATACCACGTTCCGACATTTGATTCAATTCTTCGGCTTGTAATTTTCCTTTATTCATTGCCTTCATGTAGATTTGCGATAAATCTTCCAAAGGCATAGCAACCCCCGACGCAATGTCACCAATCATTCGAAGCGATCCGTTAACCTCGTCAGCAGCTAAACCCGCACTTAATAACATTTGCCCCGACTTCAATACTTCGGCGTTGTCGAACGGCGTAATATTTGCGAACTCGTTTAACTGACCTATCAAAACATTTGCCTTGTCAGCGTCGCCCATAAAAGTTGAAAAAGCTACTTTCGTTTGTTCCATTCCGGTCCCTAGTTCGACGATTTGTTTTCCTAAATAACCAATACCGGCCACGGCTCCAAAACGAAGCGCCATTTTAGATAAAGAAGACATTCCGCCGCTCGTTTGTTGAACTGTAGTATCAAGGCCGCCCATTTTGGACCTAAGATCTGTTACGGTTCTCGAAATGTCTTTTAAACCCCTCGAAACGCCTTGATCGATTAACGAAATTATATATTCTTCTCTATTTGCTGACATATTTTATTTTATTTCTGTAATTAAAAAATTCATGTCTGTTACTGTAATATTTGTTGTTGCTGAAGTATTTGCACAATGTATTTCTAAGTAATTACCTTGTATGTGCGATACAACACAACTAAAAGAAACGCTTTCTGATCTTCCACTACCGTTTGCGGTTGCTTTTGTTCTCGACGGTGTTCTAACTGCTCCTAGCTTTGAATCGTAAAAACCGAACTCGCAAACGTTATTACTCCCAGCATTGAATGAAAGTGAACAATGAATTAAGTATTTTCGACTGACATTCGCCGCGTTCGTCAATCTGTTATTGGTGTGTGTGTACTTGCTATTGTCAGCACTTGCCGTTGTTGTACCTAATACCTTATAAAATGTATTTGTAGCACTTACAACCGTCGCCGTAGCGTTGTTTTGCATGTACAATTGACCATTCACAGCCGTGTTTGTTATGCCTACACATCCAGAAAATAGTGATTTATTACTTGTTTCACTTACTCCCGACAAATAAGTACCACCACCCGAAAAATTGACCGTATCTAAAATATATCTTTCGTCTGCAATTGTCGCCGACGCGCTGACATTTATTGCCGTTTCACCGCTTAAACAAATGAATGATGAATAAATGATTCGAAGACGTCGCGTAATAATTGCCGTCGGCGCAACGATTATCGTTGTTTGTCCCGTTCGGCCGTCAAATAAATTGTTATTTATTCCGAGCGTTCCGATTGTTCCGTCGATGGTTAAATTCGCCGAATTTAAAAACGCGCCCGTTTCTAAAATGACATTTGAATAATCTTTTATTAATCCAACCGTCGGACAATCGACAAAATTAACGCCGTGCCAGTCTAGGGCCGTCGTTACACTATCGCCGACTAAATTTAAAACAGTGCCACTTGTAAACGCGATGTGTCGAATAGGTAAAGAATAATTTGAAGAAATTAACGCGATCGAAGCACTTAAACCCGTCGAAATTATTTTACAGTTTTCTGAACTGAAACCCAATATTGTCGTATTCGCGCCACAAACTAAACGATCGCCGGTTAAATCGACCGTTTTAGTGAAAAAATACGTCGCGTTCGCTGCCAATGTAATAACGCCGTTGACGGCTAATGGTAAATCAATTTTATTAGTGACGTAAATAAGAACGCCCGCCACGCTTCCGCCCGTGGCCGGATTAAAACCCGTGTTCGCGGTATGCCACGCGTCAAAAATTGCCTGACTAGCGTAAACGGTATTTGTTTCGTCTTCGATTTCTGTAAACGGGATCGTTAAAAATAAAACGTCATTATAGAATACTTTGTAAATTACCGCCGATTGACTGTCCTTTTCGAATCGAATGTCGATTGATCTTCGACGCTGAAGAATGTTTTCCGCTTCGTTCAAAAATTCGATGTAATTTCCTTTTTTGTAAATATTCATATTCTTTTTATTTTTATTACGGCATATCTAAAGCGTTTCGCTTGTTTTCGAAGTCTAAGCAATAACGAAGGTCGTTCCATGTCCGCGAAAAATCCGAATCGCTTAAATCGTCCGGATTGATCTTAAAATGAAATCGAATTAACGCCGACATTTTACGTATTTCGTCGGCGCCGTCTTCGTTGTTAATTTCAAACTTCTTTAAAACTTTTTTAGCGTTGAATTTTTTCTTTCGATCAATTCAATAACTTTTAAACATGCTTCAATTTTTAATTCTTCGTTTGTTCGAATTTCTTCGTCGCCACTTATCCAACAACCGGTTAAAACAATTTCGCCGGCCGTGATTAACTTAGGCGCGCCCGTGATAGGCATAATTAAACCTAAAGCGCGTTCCATAATTGGACGGCTAATCGATTTCAAAAAACAAGTTTTCATTGTTCCGTCATTGTCTTCAATTTCTAACTGAAATTTCGTCCCCGTTGGGACTGTTAATTCATTTTTCATTTGTTTTGTTTTTAATGAATTTCAAAGATATAAAAAAAAGCGCCGTAAATTAATACGACGCTTTAAATAATTCATTGTTTGATTTTAATTATCTCCATTTAACGTGAGAAATAACTAGATCAAAACTTCTTTTCGTGTCCGTGTCACCTTGTGAAACTTCTACGCCGTCCGAAATAAATTCGCAATTTTTCAAAACGTGTGTTATTGGATTCGCTCCATTTCCGAAGAAAACAACAATATCAAACGCCGGAACATTTAATAAAGATCCGTCCAAAGCTACGTTTCTGATCGCTTCAATATCATTCATTGATATATCAAAACTAGCGTCTGCCTCGATCGCACCTTTTCCGCGTGAAACCGGACGCGTTCCTGTTCCGTAGTTGTTTTTTTTCTCTTGTTCCTCTTTGTACTTAATCGCTGAAACTGAAGCAACCGGAACCCCTAAGATAGTTACGATAATATCTGAAAAATCGTAAGCTTTACCGTTAATTAATGGTGTCATATATTTTCAATTTTAAGTTTAAGATACTTTAACGGCAAAACCGATATTTATTTCAATTTGACGAGCAACGCCAACCGGAACAATTTTCACGCCTATCGAAAGTTTTCCCGTCGATAAAACGTTTTGAAGCGGGTTAATTGTCACTTTATACGCTGAAATTTCGCCGTCAATATCCATCGTTTCTAATGCAATTGAACAATCGTTTTTAAATTTCGAAATAACGTCTTCTGTCAATAGGCCCGTTTCGGTAACATACAAAGGCGAATTTAAATTCGGTAACATTTTCGCGTTAATTCCGCGAATTGCTTTGTCAATTGTTCTGTTCGATTCGATATAAGCGTAATCGCCTGTCGCCGGTGTCGCCGTTGGCGAATCGTTGAAATACGTTCCATTGATTCCGATTTGTTTCTTAATAAAGATATAACCGTAATCGTTTAACGCCGTCAACGCCGCGTTTGTTTGCGTTTTAACCAATACCGCCGCCGTTCCAATAGTGAAGGCCGGTTCATCTAATTCTAAACCTTGTACCAGGTTAAATTTTTCGATCCATCCGATATTTTCGTGAACTGCTGAAAATGACAAAACGCCTAAACATGTGCCAATACAAGACAACGACTTCGCTTCTGATACTGCCAAGGCTGCGCCCGTAGATGTTCCATCCTCGCCAACAACAACAGAAACATTTTTCGCTGCTAATGCTCGCATATTAGGTAAGGCACCCAAAGTCGATACTGCTTGCATGTTCGCCGTGTAAAGGATTGATATAGGCATTTGCTCGCCTTCTAATGTAGTCGCGCCCGTTTGTAACGTCGTAACACTTGAACCCGCGAATGTTGTTTCGCCGTCGTAGTATGCAATTTGCTTAATTTCCCCGTTTGCAAAATGCTGCAAAGTAACAGTTTCAAGGTATGTGATCGCCGTTGAATCCGTCAATTGTACATATAATTTCCCGTTTGGCTGAATTAAGAAAAACTGATTAACATGGTACCAAAGGCGTTTCATATTTGTAGCGCCTTGTGCAACTCCCAACGCTTCCAATTCGGCGATGGAATAAACAATTTTAATTCGATCCGTTGTTGAAAATCCGGCCGGTAAATTTGCATTTACAAACGGCATTGTGAACCCGGAAATATGATCGTTTGAAGTCAACGGCCTACCTAGTCCGCCTTGACCTCTATTAATCGTAATTTGTGAAAGTGCCATTTATTTAAATTTTATAAATTTTCTTTTTTCGCTTTGACTTCCCTAGTCAATTTAAGCGCTTTTTTTTCCGCGTTGTTTAATCCGCGTGTTTTATGCTCCATTTCCGGTGCTTTTTCACCGTCAATTAATTTGAAAATCCATTTCGAACCTTCAAAAAACAAATTTTTCTTTTCGATTAAAAAAGTTTCGTCTTTTGCTAAAATTTCGATCTTTTGATCTTCCAATCTTTGAGAGTGCGAACACGCGAAATTGTAATCTTTTACATCGAATGAACTACCGTCCGAAGTAAAACAAAAACCGTTCGCATCCGGAAAGGACGCGAACAATTCTTTAAGTTTTGTTTTATTTTCCATGTTTCAACGAAATTACGGTGCTACGTACCCTTGTGCAAGTGCTACGATACCTTTCAAGTCAGTACGAAGGTATTTCGCCCCGTGCATAACTTCCGCCGAAAAGATGTCACCGTAATACGCTGCTTTTCCTTCTTCCGCGTAAACTTTTATAGTTCCCAACGCTGAAGCTACGCAAGATTTTTGAAACGCGAACGCCCCAACACAATCTGTCGCAGCGTCTGCCGCTCCAACTGCTTTTTTCACTCCCGCTGCCACTTCATTATATGAAACAGTTGTCGGACGTTTGAAAATCTTGAACCCGTACAACATGTTTGCCTCACCGTTAATCATATCTAAAGCACGACCGAAATCGTTTCTTACCAACGCGTCAAGGTCGAACAATTCGTAATACATTTGAACCGGTAAAACTAAAACACGATCATTTGACGGTACGTTGTCTTGGTCCATTTTTTGAGCCATTTTGGCAA